GTCTGGAAAATGAAGCCCATTTCGAACGGCTTTGGTATGGCAAGGAACCCTTTGTCGGCAAGTCCAAGGGTCTTCAAAGGAAGGACCAAGGACCCCTGACGAACGTAGTCCGGCAGCTGCTGGTAATCCTTGTCGTCTGCGGTCAGGGCTTGCAAGGCCATTGCAGCACCGAACAACATCCCACCGCGGATCATGGTGTATGGAAGGTTTTCTTTTTTGAACGCACTCGCTGCGACACTGATACCTTGGATGCGACCGTTGACGAAGGGGACCATCATGCTCAGGATACGGATACCTTGGCTTGTGCCGTGCTTGCGGAAGTTCATTACCTCCTGTGCACGGAACGCAGCCTCGGCTTCGCTCCCCGTTTTCTTCAGGACTTCTTCGTAAATAGCGGTACGGGTCGCCGCATCGGAAGCCTCGGACATACGACCGAGGGCATTCCACGATTTGGAGATTATACCAGTTAAGGTATTAGCGTTCGGCACAACGAAGACGCTGCCTTGTTGGATAGACTTGGGATCAAAGCCCTTGCCAAGAAGTTTTTCTGCGCTGTCCATATTAGGGAGCGACTTGAACCCGCCCAAGATCCCGAAGTTCTGCAAGGCCAGCAAGGACTCCATATCCTTTGGATTACGCAAGGCCCTAAAGAAATTCCCGATAGCCTTGAAGGGGTTGAAGTTTACGCCGCTGGTGACCATCGCGGAAAACGGGTCACGCATAAGGTTCTTGAGGATATAGGTCGGATCACGGGTCACAAGTTCGCGGTAGAGACTTGTGAACGCTCCGGGTACTTTGGTCCAATTGGGCATAGGGCTTGCGCCCATTGATTCGAGGGCAGCAGCAAGTCCCGGATCTTTGATGATGAACCGACGCTCTTTACCGTCAATGCGGGTTGTCCCCTCCAGCTCTCCGGGTTTGACCACTCCGCCCTTGGCAGGAAGATCTGTGGCTTCCTTCAACGTCTTCATCATCGTGTACATCTTGTTGGACGCAACGTTTTTCGCAGCAGCGTTTGCCCAGAAGTGCGTGTTCTTCAGGATCACTTCGACAGGATCATTCTTTAGGTGCTCTGTACCACCCATCGCCTGAGCAATCTTGGTAGGGGAAACAATACCAGCCGTGAAAATGGGGCCCGAGAAACCTTTCCCCTCTTCCATCTCACGGTAGAATGGATAGTAGTCGTTGTTCTTTAAGAACATCGCACCCGCTTCTTTGGTGATCACACCCGTATCGACAGCGAGATTGATCATGTTGCGGTTGTGTTCCTGATAGGCCTCATACGCCTTGGTGATATCAGCGTCTTTACCGTACTCGTTGATGATGGTCTGCGCTTCTGCCCGAGTGATGGGGGTTTTCAAACCACGATCTGTCAGGCCTTCGATGCGTTTTGCCATGGCGTAATCACGCCACCGTTCGAGCTTGCCAGCACGAACCAGATCGCCAAGGAAGGTAAGACCTCCGCCATCACGGCTGACGCGAACGTATCCGTCCGTCACCTCATTTCCGGATTTTACGTATTCTATCTTACCTCCGTGGTGAAGGATGGTCTCCACCATCGCAAGGGAGTTGTCGCGAGCAAGGGCTGCCGCATATGCCGAAAGGCGAGCAGTCATGGGATAGCGTTGATCGTACCCCGCTTCGATGGTGCGACCCTGCTTCTTCAGTTCCTCGGCATAACGCTCATCAAGGCGAAGCACCTTGATCATGTTATCCGCCACCTTTTCGGTGATATCGTCTGCAAGGTCTCGCCAGCTATTGTTTTTGTAAGCGTCGCGTATGGATCTAAAGAATGCTTTTATTCCCGTCTCCGGCTTCTTGGTTTCCTTGCGGAGCTTATCAAGGATTGGGTCAAGACCACCGACGGGAGGAAGCTGGTTAAGGCTTGCTCCCGGAGACTCCTTGCGTCGAACAACCTGAACTTCAGGCCGACCGATATATCCCTCGGGCGGTTTACGACGGACAACCTGAACCTCAGGCCGACCGATGTAACCTTCAGACGTGGTAACGGGTTTATTGTAAATGCTGTACGGGTAGTGCTTAGTATTTCGGGGGTCGGATAACCGAGCGTTGACGAGCGGTTTATCAAACACAATGTCGTTGGTTTTACCCCACGTCCGATTCATAAACTTTTCAAAAGCACCCCTTTTGTAGGGAACGCCCAGCGCAGATTCGATGGCATAGTATAGATTTTTAAGGTTATCAAACACCTCACGGGCAAACTTCTGCATGAAGGTTTCCGGTACGCGCCCTTTAAGCTCCTCCGCCATCCAGCGAGCACCGACCTCGGCTACCCACTCTTGGAAGTCACGCGCATACTTCAAGTCGTAACTACCAAGGCTATGCTGAAGGGTGTTCTTCGTAGCATCGGTAATAAATTTTTCAAACTCTTTTTCGGTTACATCATAGTTTTTGGCAACCGAAGATTTAAAGCCGTCCATCAGGGCCTTGTCCCGGAGATCCGTTGGATCAAACTCCCAAACCTGTTTACCAATAGCCTGAAGTTTTTTTTCAAAAACGGCTTGCATAGCAAGTCGGCGAGCCACCACGGAATTGCGTGTGTCGTAGTACTGCTGCATCACTTCTTCGAACTCTGGGTCCGTCAAGTTCGTCAGCATCAGGTCAGTAACTGGGTGGCTCATCTCGTGAAAGAGCGTATGCACCATATTCATTTTAGCATTTGGAGATGCGGTAGCAAAGTTCTTGAGCTTACCCGCTATTTTTTCAAGGCGCATGCCAATTGCTACGTCACCTGAACGAGGAGGGAGTCCCGCCTCAGAGCGAGCGGTCTTGTAAAAACGGGCAGGGCCAGCCTGCCCCAAGACATTGCTGGTGGCAGGAAGCACGAGATCATAGATGTGAAAATCACGACCGGGTAGTACCCGCTGGAGAATACCAGAAATAACCCCAGTGACCCCGGGGGCCATGGCTTCCAGCTTCGCCTGAAACTTTTTATCGGGTTTAATTGCAGGGGCAGCGGAGTAGTCACTGGGCAGCTTTGAGCTATAGAAGTAAACGTTGGTTTCTTTTTGGATGTCAGGAGGAACACTGCCAACGGTGGATGTAGTATGAGCTGCCTCGCCAGACATCTCTTCGTTGATCTGGATTGGTGTGAAGCCCTGCTTTTTAAGATCACCCCACGTCTTTGCAATTATCGGAAGATTGTTGTACACATCGGATGCTTCAGTGCGAGCAAAGTCAACGGACAAAGGTTTTTCTTCGAAGGACATGGGTCCTTCGTCAGCGTTCATCACCTTGTCCCGAATGTGCTGTTCCAGTTTGCCGTGCAAGTCATCGATCTGATCTTCCGTCAACCCCTGATAGGTCAGGAAGTCACGGTACTCCTGCCGAGTTACAGGGTCTACGTCCGTTGACCCTGCCAAATGTAGTGCGCGGTCAAAGTCGTTTTGGAACTCAACATTTGCCGTCACGTCCTCCGTTGGGAAAAATACGCTAACCACCGGGCGACCTGTGACAGGGTCCGTTGTTTGACGTGCCGGAATTGTTAAGTCCTCGGACCCAAAACTCTTGGGGGCAAGTTCAACAACAGGCGCAGGGGGCGGGCCCGGGACAGGAATAGGTGATGGAGTTGGAGCCGGAGGAGGGGGTAAAGTTCCCGGAGCCGGAGGAGGGGGTAAAGTTCCCGGGGCCGGGGCCGGGGCGGGTGGTGGAGGTGGGTTTGTCCCCGTGGGAGGCGGGGCAGCGGGAGCAGGAGAAGCGGGCTTTGGCGAAAACTTCGCCTGAATTGCACCAGACGCACCACCCATAGCCCCACCGAGAAGCGCACCAGCAACTGCGGCTTCCTTCAGTTCCTTTTGAACCTCGGGGCTGAAGTCAAACAGCTTCTGTGGATTGGCCTGTGCAATCTCCAACGCTTGCTGGGCAGTCTCGGTCAGGGCTTCCGTTGCCCCAGACTCCACACCACGGATGACAGCTTGCGTAAAAATGTTTGTTTTGCCCGCAAGGGAGGGCGCAGGAATTGCTTTGAAGACGGTAGCAAGTGACAGTGTATCAAGAGCCGACTGCGCGGCAGCAGCTCCCCCGGCACGAGCAAGGCTTACGTCCTTGAACTCAGTGCCCTCTTCCATCTGACGTTGCAAGTTAGATCCGGTATACGCAGGAAGACCCGCCGCAGTCGATCCAGCAATTGCCGCGCCTTCGGTTCCGAGAGCAGCCGCAGTACGAGCTGCCAAGGATCCAAGCACCCCTCTCGCAGCAAGTCCGCCAATCCCGCCACCCGCTACAGCACCCGCAATCTGCAACCCCATCTGAGGAGCAGACTCACCGAACTTCTCATAGACGTAACGCCCCAGTTTATATGGGCTGTCGATGTCTTCATAGGAGCGAACCTCGGGCTGATACCGAGCTTTGACATCGGCCTCAACATCTTGCGCTTCTTTGAGGTAACGACCAGCAGCCTCGTCCGCACCAACGGCCTGAGCCACGGCAGCTTTTGTTGTTCCCAAAGAAGACTTCAGGTTGGCAATACCCGACTCAATGGGAGACATCCGTGGACCACGCCCCTGCAAGGCAAGGTCGTAGTCAGCAAGGTCCATCCCCGCACCGTACTTCTTGTGCAGGGCCGTGCTTAACTCACGGTCGGACATATCGTTATATTCGGGGAAACTCTGGCGAAACTGCTCTAAAGGAGTCGGGTTAGCCATGGTCACTCCGAGGTATTTGATGGCCGAATATTTTGCGAATCATACTGTTGTACCTGATCTTTCCGCATTTCCAACTGGAAATGTTTGCGGATTAGATCCTGCTTAATGGCAGCTCCAACAGTATTAGTCTTATCTGCCATAATCCGCATAGCTTCGTTGGACGTACCGTTCTTCAAGATGTTATCGTATTCTTTGCTGGCCTGTTCGATTGCGCGTTGACGTGCAAGATCTTCGCGGGTTGCCGCAATCTGCGCGCGGTATCCGGGGAGAGATTTCTGCGCCTCGGTTTGAGCAGCATACAGGGGTTCCTTTGCCTTGAGTTCACGTTCATGCAACTCAAGCTGCCTCTGTTGGAGATCCGACAGATAGCGACGGTTTTCATCTTCGCGGCGAGCACGTTCCAGAGCGGCAAAGGAAGCAATCCCCTGTTGCCCACCCTCCGCAATGTTTGTCAGGGCGTGACGGCTCTTGCCCGCAGCCATACCAAAGCCCGCGGACATCAGTGCCATCAAAGCATTTTCGCGGCGGTCAGCTGCGGACTGGGCCTTACGATCCTCTTTGATCTTGGCAAGCTCGGTCGAGATGCTGCTGCGCTCTTCTACGGGTGGGCGTTCCTGAGGCACTGGAGGAGGAGGGGGTGGCCCCTTCATCCTTTCAATCTGTTCGCGCTCAAAACGATCCGAAGTATTGTCATTTCGATAGGGGTTCTCAAAGTTTTGAACAGACGGTGGACGAGCTGGCGTCGGTCTAGGAAGCATCCTTGAAACATCTTCGGGACTTACGCCAGAAGCGAGCATCTTATTGCGTTGCTCGTCCATCTTAGCTTCTCGCCCTGCTAGTTCTTCCGGTGTTGGGTTAAAGAACCTGTCAACTGATTGAACAAGTTCCCGACGTTCCGCATCAACGTTTGGAACACGGGGTTCGGCATTTTTCCCACCGACATCGATAGGTTCAACATAGTTTGCCCCCCCACCGGTAATCCCCGCATCACGACGATAATCATTTTGCTGACCGATACGCAAACCAATGTCCGGCAAACCGGGACGCTCGTAGTTTTCTTTACGCATAGGTGTTGGACCTTGGAAAGGACTGGTAGTTTCACCCTTAACGGTCAGAGAGTTGACAAAGTTGTCCCACATGCTGGCAACACCACCTCCGGCGTAACCCTGGGGCTGCTGATACAGAGACTGATCAATCGCCTGAGATATAGAAGACTGTAAAGGATTCTGTCCCTGCATAGGTGAGGAACTATCCGATAGATACCCACCTTCAGCAAAGCCCCGAATAGTCGGAGCTATCTGAGTAGAAAAAGTTTTCAGCTGCTGCGCCCCCTGATCCGGAGCTGTAACCATGGATGTGATCCCCGTTCCCTTGGCACTGGGCGTGGAGGAACCTTGGGCCGTGGACGACGGACCTTGGAACATGGGACGATTTAAAACAGGATCATACATCACTTAAACCTTATGGTTTATTGAACAAGTTATACGCAGAAAGGCCCGCGATACCAAGACCGCCGATTTGAGAAACCAGTGACGGTGATGGCGCAGCAGTTTGACTGATTGTCTGCTGCGAAGACGGCGCACCTTTGTAAATATCGCTAAGGAACGACACACGCTGGTAGGGCTCATACTGTTGCTGCAACGCTGTTGCACGAGCTGCATCGTTTACCTTCTGCTGGTAGGCCTGTTGCTTTTCACCGATATTGTACAGGAAGGAAGTGTCACCCTGAGCAAGACCCGATATCTGCTGTCCAAGGTTCGCGGTCTGCTGACCAACGCCAGCCAATCCTGCTGCACCAGCCTGTGCCAGATTTCCTGCGCCCAAAGCCAGATTACCAACTTGTTGTGCGCGAGCCTGTTGGTTTTGGAAAGCGTTCATTGAGGCCGTCTGCGCCTGATTGTAGTTGTTGGCATAGTCTTGGAAGATGCGCTGAGACTGGATATCGTACAGGTTACGACCAAGCTCGGTCTGTTGAACACCCTGACGGCTACCGCCAAAAGCACCGGACTTAACAGCTTGGGCATTAAGACCCTGCTGCTGGACCTGAGCCTGACGCTGCATCTCCTTCATAGCGTTCTGGGTGACTTGCTGCTGATACGGATTCATGTAATCCGTAGCGGATTGGGGGTTATAGGCTTGAGCTCCTGCAACACCATAGTTTATAGCGGCCTGACCGTATTCAGGCAGTCCACTAAATCCCGCGGAAGCATTAGCGTAGTTTTGCGAGGCCTGATTCATATAGGGCTGGTATATGCCAATACCCTTAGACGCCATCTTCAAGGCATCTTGCTGCTGCGGGGACATCCCCGCAATTTCCATCGCAGGGATATTAACAGGTTGTTCGGAAACCTTTTTTGCAACATCAAGAAGACCAAGCTTGTAGGCTTCGATCTCGGGGGCTTCCCTCGTGATGTATTCTTGGGTTGTTGTCTCGACCATGGTTATGCCACCCGTTCAAATTTATGCATGAGTTCGTACATCTTCTTTGCACCCTTCATGCGATCTCCGCCACCCGCCCCACGAACGGCCTTAGCAGTCATCACAAATTCACCGTCTGACAGCTTTGCAGGGATAGAATCACTTGTTCCAGTGCCCGGCCCCTTGAGATGACCACCCGTCCGAGCATCCATTATCCCACCAGTTGCCGCCGGAATAACCTGCGGGGTGGAATATGCCCCTTGGGGTATAACATACGACCGGGGAGAAGGCATCTGCTGGTTACTTGGTTGAGCTGAAGCCACGTTCTGAGCAATCCCCCCAGTCTGAGGGAAGTTCGGGGAGCTATAGACACCCTGCTGCCAACTATATTCAGGAGCCTTAGTTTGCGGGGTGTAGTTGTTAACAAACTTGCTTGAGTCGACCACGGTCCATGGGTATTTAGCCTGACGCTCGGCTTGCGTAAGGTCGGGATGACTTGCAGCAAGAGAGGCTGGAGCCTTTTTTTCACCGGCACCACCAAGATAGTTTGCCGCGAGCAATGCACCACCGCCCATTAAAAGAGCTTGACCTTTGTTGGCCTTAATCCAGTCCATTGGGTTATCAAGGAAACTTACCCCTTTGGATCCGGTTGGAGTAGGTTTGATTGTTGGGCTTGACCCATCGGCCCCCGGAGTTACCGTTCTGGGGCCTACATCAGGAAGGCTGTTCTGCAAATCTGTAAGATCGCCACCAGCTACGCCTTTGGCATTTGTAGCGGTTTCCAGAGCTTGAGACCCACTCATGCCCGTACCACCAGAAGCCCCACTTCCAAACAGGGTTCCACCAAAGCTTTCGCCCGAACCACCGAGGTATGATGGAAGTGTTCCGGTCACACCCTCCATGAAACTGCCATTGTTGAGCATGCTGCTTACGCCACCAAATGCCAGCGATCCGATACCGCCCATGGCGGCACCCATCAATGCGCCTTTAACACCGCCACCACTGGCAAGACCACCGAGACCGCCACCAACTACTGCGCCAAGGAACGGCATGCCAAACATGCCGCCGACGACAGTACCAATAATAGGAGCCGCAGCACCAAGAAGCTTACCAATGCTTTTCAGCCACCCATATTCAGGCAAACCCGTTGCAGGATTGATATCGCCAGATCCCCCTCGAGCCTTCAGGAGCTCTGCTTCGGCAGGAGTAATGTGGGCAAGGATTTTATCTTCGCCTCGACCCGCAGCCTGAACGCGCTTTGCAGATTCCTTTACGGAGGCAAGACCGCCTTTTGCAAACTTCTTTGCAGAGCTGCTAGCCTTATTTATTGATTCGCGGACCATGGCATGGATGGTTGCAAAGATAGGTGGGCTGTATTCTGCTGGCATATCACCTTCGTCAACAGCCCCATTACGAACAAGTTCATCAACAACCTCAGGATAACGGTTAGCATGTTGTTCAAGGAAGTTGAGAAGCTGGTCAAAAACTTTCAATTTCTGGAGAGGCAGTGCCGCAATCTCATCCGCCAAACCGGACAAGGCCTTCTTTTTCTCTGGATCCAGATTCTCGTAAAATGTTCCAACAGTATTAGCAATACGCTTAAAGTCATTCTGCGTATAGGGCTGAACTGGGCTAGCTGGATTGAGTGCTGCAATACCCTGCATAGATGCGTTCCTACGATACGAAATGTTCACATTTGGCAGGGCCAGAGCCTGATACTGGCAACCAAGAACATACCCGTTTACACCCGAAAAGACAAGTCATACAGTTGTGACCGAAACGGAACCAATTGTCCCTGTGGCGGAAAGACCTCTAACATATGCCGAATTAAGTTGAGGGATACGAAGAGCACCCGCAACTTGAAAAATAGTACCCTGTTCCAACCCATATTCATCCCCCTGAAGGTTTGTCAAAACGATTGTTGTTTGACGACCTTCTCCGGGGTTTCTGATAGCCACAACAAGAGCATCCAATGCTCTAACGACATCTTGAAAGTATCTGGAATCGTACTCTCCGGGAGGTCGGGGAAATGTTGGAAATACGCTACGGTAATCCATCAGCGACCCCCATCAGGCCTGACCTCAATACGAGGAGAACCAAGACCCCATCGAGTACCGACTTTATTGCTCTCAATACGGAAGATCAGGGAGCGGCCACGGACACGGACATTTGCCACATTTGTGTACTGATCTACAGGGACGGTAGACGTTCTATCAACCGCGGAACTTGAACCACTGACGTAGTTAGACCCAGTATAGTTTTGGGTCTTTAGGACAAGAGAAGCTTCGGGACTATTTGTTGAGTTGAAAAACTTCAAGTCAGGAACGATACGGCGAACAAAAGAGAACTTGTCCCCGTCCGCGATATCTACAGGAGAAGCTTCGATATAGGAATTTAGGGCCGAGGCAGGATTTGTGCTACCATCATCGGTGCCGATTTCATGGAGATAGAGATAGTTGTCGGTTCCGGCAGCAATAGCATTCTCACGAACACCATCATCAAGCCATGCTGTCCGAGCCAACACCCCATATGACCACACCTTATCGATGTAGTTATAAGTCACATAGCGGTCGTTTTCACTGGAGTTTGCTGATGGGTACAGCCAACTGACCTCATTAAACTGGGCAGTCAGATACGCAAAGACCTTGTCAGATTGAGCAGTATTGAAATCGTTAAACACATACGACTGAACAGGGCAGGGCAACGGCTGAGTCTGACCGGCATAAACATAAAAGTTACTGTGACCCATCCAGAAAACAGCGTCATCGACAGCTACTGCGGAATTATACCCCATGATTGTGGTATTTGCGGCAAGCTGCTGTAAGCCGAAGGTGTATGGCGGACCAAGATACTGCATGGAGTAAACGGCAGTATCCGAGAAAATGACGATTTCGCGCTTGGTTTCAACGGCTTTAACGATCTTGGTCCCCGAACCAATGCGAAGATCTCCAGCAGTATTGGTAGCAGAAGGATACCAAGTGAAGGGGTCTTCCCCATCACTGAAGCGAACAAGCAGCGGGTCTTGGGTTCCACCTCCACCCATGTTTGAACCAAAAGCAATGACGTGTCGATCACGGTCCGAGACCATGATTTGGGTAACAACGTCTGGTGTCGTTAGGTCCGTGGACAATGAGCTTAGTGTGACGGCTCTAGTTGTGATGCTCCCACCGCCGTACCAATAGTAGACCCCACCATTTCTGACGTTGAAGATAAGGTCTTCGCCGTAGTTGTCTTGTGACCACAGCCGGAGGCTGTTGCCAACGGAGACGGTTGTGCCAGAACCCCACGTTCCACGGCCCCATGTACCCGCACCCCAGCCAACACCGCCGACCTGAGTATCCAAGCCGGTGTTGATCTGATAGGCCGCAGTAATAGTCGTGCCGCCATGACCTGTATCGGAACCATTGGCAGTCACAGGAACTGTAATGCTGTAGCTGTTTGGATCAATGTAGGTAATCTTGTACTCAGCATTGAGGACGGTAGCAGTAACATTCCCACCAAGAGAAGTAGCACCACTAAAGGTGACAAAGTCGCCAGTGACGCATCCATGACTGGTGTCTGCCACTACAACCGTGGAAAGACCGTTTGTAGCAGTGAATGCCCCGTTTAGGACAACGGTTCTACGGATGGGGGTAATGTCATAATACCCACCGCTCTTCTCTATGTAGAACTTTAGGTTAGTTCCAAGCGAAAGGTAATTGTTACCGTTAAGGGTTACCCACGCCAAAAGGGTTCGAGCAGAACCTAGGAAGGTACTGCTTGATAGTTTTTCCCAGCCGCCAATTGTTTCCGGAAACCCCAAGCGGAAACGCACAAGGTTGCAGTCAAACCAACCGCCCTCGTTTGTGTATCCTGTGACATCACGAATAACGCCGGGACGAAACTGGAGTTTCTGAAAAGGCATGTCGGTCCTTTATTGAGTAGTCGAAGTCTCAATAGGGGCAACCAAGTCGGAAGCCTGTAGCTGTGATTGTGCCGAAGATTTAACCTTTGCAATAAGGTCTACCACTTCCCCAAACGGACGTTGTGACAGAGACATCAGCACATAGTTTACTTCGTCGACGGTAAATTCCAGTGTAACTTTCATAGTCTTTCTTCCTCTTGGTTAAGCCGCCCAAGGTGGCGGCAAGTTAACAACGGTAGGTGATACCTGTTGCTGGATCTGATTGTCAATATTTGCTTGCAGTTCCGCAACACGATCTGCACCAAGACCTTCGGTGGTCCATGCGATGACCTGAGATTCAGTCAGGCTTGCATAAGGCGTAAATGGGCCGCCAGCTGTATATGTCACTGGCACAGTGCCGTAGACCGAACCGGAGTGGCCATTGCCATCGGTGCCGTTAAGCACCCAATGCACGGTAAACACAACGTCAGTTTCGCCTTCAGCAGAAGGGTAGGCCGACAGCGTGGGGAAGGACCAAGTGTAAGTATTGGACATTATTTTGACTCCAGTGCGGTAACTTTTGCGGATAGTTCTTGGATGGCGGCAACGAGAAGGGGGATGACTTCTGTGTATGCAACGCTAAGATATTCTGTTTCGTCTTCAGATAAGGGCAACTTTGCGCTTGCCACAACCTCAGGCAGAATTTTTTGCACATCTTGCGCGATCAAACCAACATGTGAGGATTTATCACTATCGGCCTTCCAGCTATACCGCACAGCACGGAGTGACTGAACGCCTTCAAGCGCAGATGTTATTGGCGCAATG